GACGGGCACGCTTCCAGCCTCGCCCGCTACCAGCGTCACTCCCGATCCGGGACTCGACGCCGCCGGGGACTCGACCGATGACGGTCACTCCAGCCGGACTCGCGCCCGCGCGAACGTGATGCGTATGCGGGCCATCGAGCTGGGAGTGAACAGGAATGCCGAAGCGCCGTAGCACCACCGAGATTGCCGCGGACCTGGAGGTCCAGCGGTCCACCGCGGTTGAGGTCGCGGAAATGGACGACCCCTCGGACGATGACATCGCCCGTTCCGAGGCCGCCCTGGACGCGTTCGAAACGCTCCAGGATGAGCTGGCCGAGGCCCAGGCCCACGAGGACCGCCTGGAGGTTGTCCGCTCGGCCGACCTGGCAGGCTACGCCGAGGGCGGGGACAACGCGGCCCGCCGTCCGGCCGAGGTCACCCGCGCCCGCGGGGCCGGCCCGAACGTCAACATCAAGACCGATCCGTTCGAGATCCTCCGCGGCTCCACCCAGCACATGGACGAGACGGAGATCGTTCGCGCGCTCAAGGATTCCAACCTGCGGGCCATGGACGAGTACGACATGCCCGAGGGCTACACGGATTCGTTCGCCAAGATGATCAAGCGTCACGGCAAGGACATCTCCTGGTCGCGGAACATGCTGGCCCGCAACACGCCCGCCTACCTGGACGCGTTCCAGAAGGTCGTGACCGGCAAGGAGATCTTCCTGACCGACGTGGAGCGGGCTGCCATCGCGGTCGGCACCAACACGGCCGGTGGCTACCTAGTGCCGACGCACCTGGACCCGACGCTGATCCTGACGAATGCCGGCGCCAAGGACTTGGTCCGCACCATGTCCCGCGTGGTCACGCTGACCGGCGGGGCGAACAAGTGGAACGGCGTGTCCACGGCCGGCTCCACCGCCAGCTGGGACGCTGAGCTCACCGAGGTCTCGGACGACACCCCGCCGATCGCCCCGATCCAGATCCCGGTCTTCTCGGCCAAGTCGCTGATCCAGGCGTCTATCGAGTCGTTCGAGGACATCGCCGGCCTGACCCAGGACGTGCAGATGCTGCTCCAGGACTCGCGGGTCCGGCTGGAGGCGGCGGCGCACATGACCGGCAACGGCACCACGGCCCCGTGCGGGATCTTCACCGCGCTGGACGCCAACACGAACGTGGAGGTCTCGCTGACCACCGGTTCCACGTTCACCCGGGCGGACCTCGCGGGCGTGGCCAACGCGCTCGGTGACCGCTGGACCGACGGCGCGCGCTGGCTGATGCACCCGGCCATGCTGGAGCGCATCGCCGCGCTGGGCACTGCCCTCGGGGCGAACTACTCCACGGACATGACCCAGACGCCCACGGACCAGCTGCTGGGCTTCCCGGTGGAGAAGTCGTTCACCGCGCCGAACGTGTTCCAGACGACCACGATCGATAACCTGCTGGTGTTCGGCCTGTTCTCCAATTTCGTGATCGTGGACAAGCCGGGGTCGACGTCGATCGAGTTCATCCCGCACCTGTTCAACACGTCGAACAACCTGCCGGACGGCCGCCGGGCGTGGTACATGCACTTCCGGAACGGCTCGGACTCGGTGAACGACCTGGCGTTCCGTCTGCTCCAGGACAAGACCACCGCGTAACCAGCTCCCCGGGCGTGCCAGTGCCGTAGACAGGCGAGGCCGCCCGGGGCCTCAACCTGATCCAGACTCACGGAAGGGGCCAGAGATGGTCTACGACAAGAAGCGCTCGGGCGACCCCGACTATGACGACAAGGTTCCGCTGGTCCGCCAGCTCGGTGAGGTCGTCAAGTCCGACGACGGGCGCGAGGTCCGCATCACCACGGCCAACGGCCCGCAGAACCTGGACGGCACCCACGCCAACCTGGACGACCCCAAGGGCGACGAGACCGACAACCGTCCCGCGCCGGGTGGCCAGGCCACCGAGGAATCGACCGTCCAAACCTACGACCAGAAGACTGTCCTGGAGGCCGCCGGCGAGCCCGTCAATGCCGAGGCACCGGTAACCCAGGGCGGCGCACAGTCCGGCGATGAGGCCGTCGTCAAGGCGACACGCGCCCGCGGGCGCACGGCCAAGGCCGAGTAGTCCCCCGGCGGCGCCCGTACCTGGCAGGGTTGCGGGCGCCGCCGGTTCACCCTGCCGCACCCTGCCAGTCATGGAGATCACAAGATGGTGGAGAGAATGAACCGAGGACAGGTCATTCCGGCGTTCGTTGACGGCGGTAGCTGGTCAGCGTGCTTCGGCCTGTCCTGGACCGACCTGATGCTTCGGGACCAGGCCGTGTTCGGCCGGATCATCCGAGAGGAAGGCCAGTACCTTCGCAACGTTGCCGGCACCGGCGGGGTCGCTGCCGCCCGGAACACCATCGCTGAGAACTTCCTCGCCAACACCCCCGGCGAGTGGCTGTTCATGGTCGACACCGACATGGGTTTCCACTCGGACATCGTGGAACGTCTCGTGTCGTCGGCCGAGGCCAACGGCGCCCTGGTCGTCGGCGCCCTCGCGTTCGCCCAAAAAGCGGCCGCCCTGCCCGAGACTTCCCTCCACGCCCGCCGGCTGAAGGTCGTCCCCACGCTCTACGACTATGTGGAGCTGGGCGACGAGAAAGGCTTCCGCCCGCGCACCCAATACATCAAGGACGCTTTCCAGTGGGTGGACGGCACCGGCGCGGCCTGCCTGCTGATCCACCGTGACGCCCTGACCGCGGTTGGCCCGGACCCGTTCCGCCCGATCCTTGTCCCCGACGCCCTCCCGAACGGGCGCGCGCGGGAGTTCTCCGAGGACCTGTCCTTTTGCGCCCGCCTGGCTAACGCCGGCGTGGCCATCGGCGTGGATACCTCGGTCAAGACCACCCACCACAAGGGCGGGGTCTTCCTGGATGAGGACACGTACCGAGCCCAGGAGGTCATGCGCATGTCCAACCCGATTGGGCTCAAGTCAGAGGTGGCCGCATGATCGCACCTCTCGGCGGCCCGTACGCCACTCGCGCCGAGGCCAAGCAGCGCATGTCCATCCCTGATTCCAACACGTCCCGGGACAGTGAGGTGGACAGGAACCTGCTGTCCGGTGCGGACGCCATCAACCGCTGGTGTGGCCGGCAGTTCGGCCGGGCCGAGGTCGCCTCGGCTCGGACAGTGACCTGGGGCCCGTCCGGCGCCGACACCCCGGACTTTTGGACAGTCGTTGACCTGTCCATCGGTGGTACCGCCTGGGACACGGGGACACCCCCATATGTCCTGGAGCCGCGGGACGGCGTCGTGGATGAGGTCCCCGGCTGGCCGTATGTCCGGCTGACCTCCCTCTGGACAGGTCACCCGATCCAGCCGGCCTACGGCGGCAGCTCGGCTATGGAGGCCAAGTGGGGGTGGGCGGCTGTCCCCGCCGGGGTCACCGAGGCCAACCTGATGCTCATGGCCGATGACCTGAAGTCCGGGGACGCCCCGTTCGGGGTGGCCGGATTCGGGGACTACGTTGTAAGAATCCGCGCGAATCCCAAGGTCCAGGAGAAGTTGGCCCCGTACATCAAGACTCGCCTGATGGTGGGTAGCTGATGGCCGACTACGACCTGAACGAGATTGCGGACGCCCTGGCCGCCGTCTGGTCCAACATGGGCACGCTCAACTATGACGGCGTGGACAGGACAGTGACCTCCCTGTCCGAGATCGACGGGTCCATGGAACCGCCGGCCATCGGGATCGAGCTGGATGACCTGAACTGGGACATCACCATGGCCCGAGGCGCCGACGAGTTCACCTTCCTGGCCTACCTGATTGTGGGATCAGGGGACAGCGGGTCAGGTCAGAGGCTTGTCCGCCAGGTGCTGTCCACGGGTGGCCTGCTGGACAAACTCAAGGACAAGCTGGAGGCCAGCAAGACACTCGGCGGCCTCGTGTCCTACGCCAACCTGACCACGCCCCGGTCCATCGGCCGCATCACGTGGGCCGGCGTGGACTACCAGGGCGCCATCCTGGAAATCGAGGTCTGCGCCCAATGACTTTTGTCCTCGGTAATGTGTCCCGTGTCCTGGTCAATTCCAAGGCCGTGTCCAGCACCATCGCCGGCTACACGATCGCGCACCAGCGCATGGCGTCCGAGGTCACCACGCTCCCCGACGGCGGGGCCCGTTTCGTGCCCGGCCTGATGTCCGGCTCACTGGTCCTGCGGGGCCCCCAGGACTCTACCGGCCAGGCGCTGGACGCCCAGATCCGCGCCGCCATCGGCGTGGACAACGTCTTTCTAGCCACGATTTGCCCGTACGGAACCGACCTGGGGTCGTTCGCGTGTTCGGTCCTCGGGGACGTTTCGGAGCACACCGTGGACGCTGCGGTGGCCGACGCGGTCGGTTACTCCATGACGGCCACCGCGGACGAGTCGGTGGACATGGGCTTTCTCGCGCACGGTCTGACAGCTGAGACGGCGGACGGCAACGGCACGGCCGTGGACCGTGGTGTCGGCTCGGCCACCACGGGCGGCGGTGTCGGCTTCCTGCACGTGACCGCATTCTCCGGCCTCACGTCGGCCGCCCTGAAGGTCCAGCACTCCACCGACAACTCGGTCTGGGCCGACCTGATCACGTTCACGTCGGTGACGGCCATCGGCGCCGAGCGGAAGTTTCTCGTTCCGGGCACCACCATCAACCGCTACGTCCGGGTGGTCACCGATGTGACCGGCACCGGCTCGGTCACCTTCCTGGTGAACCTGTCTCCCCGCTAGGAAAGGATCGGGACCATGACGTTTGTCCACGGCAAGGACATTGACTTTCAGCTTGATGACGCTGCGGGAACGCTGCGCCTTGTCAAGATCTACCTCAACGCGGTTACCGGTCTCCCCGGCGCCCGCGGCCTGTCCGAGACGACGGCCTTCGGGGACCAGGGCACCCGCTGGATTCCCGGCCTCGCCAACCAGACGTTCAGCATCGCGGGGGCGTGCGACACGACGGCGGTCACCGGCATCACCACCGTGCTGAACGGTCTGCGCACGGCAACCTCCACGTCCTCGTTCGTCTACGGTCCGGAAGGCACCACGGCCACCCGGGTGAAGTACACGGGCGAGTGCTGGCTGACCGAGTTCACCATGGACGCCGCGGTGGCGGACAAGGTCCCGTTGGCGGCCACCTTCCAGATTGACGGCGTTGTCACGGTCGGCACGTACTGATGTTGGATGCGCGGATTCTCGGGGCGGACCAGCTTAAGCGGCTGGCCGCCCACGTCCGCGCGACCGATGCCAAGGGCCTCGGCAAGGAAATGGGCGCCGGGTTGCGCAGGGCGGCCAAGCCGATCCAGCGCTCGATCCGCCAGGAGTACACCAAGCTGCCGGCCCGCGGCGGATACGTGGCCGCCTGGTCCAAGTCGCTGCGCTTCCGCACCAACCTGCGTACCGCTGGCCGCCAGGCGTCGTTCCGGGTGCTGACGTTCGCGGACGGCACGCACGAGCGCCGGGACATCGATGCGGTGGAGGCCGGCCGTCTCCGGCACCCGGTCTACGGGCGCACCCGGGCGGGCCGGTCCGGGCGCCGCACGTCGAATCCTTGGGCGGTCACCCGCATTGCGGGCGGCTACCACAAACGCGGCACTGACGACGCGGCCGACCAGGCCGAGGCCGAGATGGTTAAAGTCATTGCCGATCTCTCTCAGCGAATCATCAGTTAGGAACCCTGCCAATGAAAAGGTCAGACCTTCTCCCCGACATGGAAGTCCAGTTCACCGAGCCCGAGGACGTGGCGCTCTACGGCGACCAGTGGTTCACCTATTCCGAGCTAGACCTGGCCACCCTGCCCGCGCGTAGGCAGATCGAGCTGGAGCAGCTGCTGGACTCGCCACTCGCCGCGGTCATGGACGGCGTCCGCCAGTCGTCCACGTTCGGTGATCTCGCCGGTGCCTGGCTGGCAATCCACCTTGCCGGTGACCCCACGCCGTGGGAGAAGTTCAACCCCAAGATCTTCCTGGCCGAGTGGCGGGTGAAGCCCCAGGGAAAAGCACCGGAGGTGCCCCCGGCCTCGGTGGCCGACGC